CTTTTATTGGAATACCCGTTTCATAATATTGAACATTGATCTTTGTATTAGGACCGACGCATTTTCCAATTCCTGCCGGAGCAACAATGATACCAAGTTCACCAGGCCCAAGACCGCCATCCATAAGACTATCAATAACTTCCCAACCAGTGGAGATTGTCTTACGGCACATTTCACTCATGCGTCCAGCAACTTCTTTATGATAGTTGTGACCTAGATTGCGTTCCATACCAGCCTTCATTGCTTTATCAACAAGACCTTTGATCTTGTCATAGTCGCCGGACTTCAAATGATCAACAGATTCAATGATTGCGTTCTTCAACTTTTGATTCTTACAGAACTCAAGAAATTGTTCGCGTACAAATTGTAAATCTTTTTCTGAAATCTTTTGGTATACCATCTTCAACTGCTCAACAATAGAAGACTTATACTCTTCATTCTCAATTGTATCAATGCGAATCTTGAATACTTGCAATGTAGGCAAGTCTTTATATTGCATATGATATTGAATGATCTCTTTAAGAATCCATTTGTGAGATTCATTTTCGAATGCCTCAACATCAATGATATCTACAATACGTTCCAAAAATACGCGATCTGTTAGAATGCTGGCGATAATTTTTGCTTGGAACTCTAATCCAAATTTGTGTAGGTTGTCGATAATTACAGGTGCCATAAATATATCAGATACGATAATTCGTATTTATCAAAAAGTCAATTTTTATTTGTGTTTTAAAATTAAGAAGCTGCAAACACCGAGAGCGGTTGAAATACTTCCTGCAACCATAGATGATAATTCGGAATAGCCGAATGCATACCATGCGTTGTTAATTTTTGTATAAACTGAAACTTATTGAAGTCATAAGTTCTGTCTATATTGTCCGAGATTTGAAGTTGTAAGGATGGTGAGAAACTTGGCGACTTTAATTGCATCAGTTGATAATTTCTACGAATAATTTCAGAACTATCTACAATAGAAGAAAATATCTTTTTTTCATTGATTCTGTCTTTTGACAACTCCAAAATTCTATCAACAGACATTTCAGTGCCCTCTGTAAGCATAGGAAATGCTTTTAATGCTGTCTTTAATCCTACACCGGCTACACCATCAATATTGTCCGAACTATCTCCATCAAGAATTCTGTAATAGATAAAGTTGGTAGGATGTATGCCATATTCATTAATAATGTCTTGAACACCATAAACTTTCTTTTTAATTGGACTCCAAATAGATACTCTATCATCTACAAGTTGTAAGAAATCTTTATCTGCGCTCATTATAGTGACTCTTGATTTTGGATATGCTTGTGTAGCAATATATCCAATTACGTCATCAGCTTCAATATAATCAATAGACATAACACTAACAGGCAATGACCGCAAAAAATCAATCAACTTTATAATCTGCTGCACCATTTGTTCTTGCTCTGTTTGTGGATCGCTCATTTCTTCATATGCACGATTTACTCGCATTTTCATACCACGACCCTCTTTATATGCAGGATATAACTTCTTACGACGAAGACTTCCACCTTTACCGTCAAACACAATAATAACTCTAGTAGGTCTTAATAATTTTACAGCATAACCAAGTGTAGTTAAAAATCCACTTATACCGCCAACATGTTCTCCATTATCATTCAGTGTAGGAACTACACTCCATACACGAATAAAGTTGTTAGTACCATCTACTACAAGAATATCATCATTCTTGTTTTTCTTTGTATTTACGGGCGCAGTTGCATGTTCAGATTTTATCTGTGAAAATATTGATGCAAACTTTTTCTTTGTTTCGTTTTCCATTATATGAGAACTGTGTAGAGGTATTTCACTCCACACAGTTAGTTTTTAATCTTCCATTCCATCGCCGCCTTCGGCGTATTCAACGTCCGCAGACATCTCAGAATTTGGATCTTTATACTTCATGATGAACTGTTCGCACATCTTGTTGTATAGATAATCCTTACATTCTGGACGAGTTGTTAGAAGTATTGGCAAATCCTTCTTTTCAAATACGACTGTCTCGGCTTCTTTGCCTTGGACTTCCATAATGAATTGAAGACTCTTTGCTTTCTTGTCTTCTTCCTTTTCTTCTTCTAATTGCTTCTTTGTCTTCTTTTCAGTAGACTTGACCTTCTTAGCATTAGTAACAATGTCCCATTCGATCAATTTCTCAAGCCAGTTACCATAGTTATCAATACCACGATCAAAGAAAATATCAAACTCAACACTGCGCATAGGTGGACCCATGCGATTTTTGATAATAGTGCATTTTGTTTTGATACCTACTGCTTGCTTGTCAGCATTTTTGATTTGACCGACCGACTTCAAACGAAGTCTCAATGATGCGTGGAAAGCAATAGCCTTGCCGCCGCTTGTTGTATATGGATCGCCAAGACCAACAAATCCAACTTTCTGACGAAGTTGATTTGTAAACACTAAACAGATGCGTTGCTTTGAAATCAATCCTGTGATCATTCTCATTGCTTTACTGATAGCAATAGCTTTACCTGTTGCATATCCATCTGCACCGTGGTCGCTTGCCATTTCTTTCTTGGTAGAAGCTGCGGCAACTGAGTCAACGAGGATTGTAACCAAGCGATTTTTATTAGCCTTACGAACCATTGCGATCATTTCTTCGATTTTATCAAAGATATCTTCAACGGTATCTAATGCTAAATACATCATCTTGTTTGTGTCTACGCCGATTGCAGTCAAGAAATCACGATCAACCGACGACTCGGTATCAATGAAAACTGCCAATCCACCCTTGCGTTGAGTTTCTGCGAGCAAATGTGCTCCCATCAAACTCTTACCAGATGCTTCAAGACCTGTTAGTTCGGTTATACGACCAACTGGTAATCCTGCATTTGGGCGATTTGCAATAGCCAAATCAACCAAACTATTACCGGTAGAAACCCAGTCAATGATTTGAGAAGGATCATCTTCTGCATCTAAAAAGAATGCAACTTTACCGTTTTTATTCAAAGACTCTGCGAGTGCTTCTGCCAACTCATCTCTGCCAGAATTACTTTCGTCTTTTCCTTTTGCTTTTTTCATAATGTATAATTGTTTGAAAGTTAAAAAGGGTGTACCATCGTGTACAACGGTACACCCTTTTTTAATTTATAGTTTACTACTTATTTCAACCTTATTGGTTGAACAAGTCATTAAACTCGTCGGCAATCGCCTTTGTTGAGGCGGGAGCCTTGATAGCAGCTTTAGCGGTTGCGCTAACAACTGGCGTTTCTACAACTTCTTCCGTTGGAACTGGTGCAGAATCTCCGTCGGGATTACCTTCGGAAGCATTCAACCATGTATCCATAACAGCAGCAAGTTCTTCATAGGTCAACTCTGGAAAGAGTTCTGTGACGTTCTTTTGATTCTTGACCTTTTCTTTAACGGTGGAATCATTAATGTCAAATGCCGCACTTTGGTTTGGTTTAACACGAATGGATGTTTCTGGAAAGTCTTTACCGCATTCTTCGGCGGTCTTAAACTCAACCGTAATGTCACGACCACTCTTTAGGTCTGTGATATCACCGTAATCAGGATCGGCAATGATTCCCAAGATATCTTGGTAAACTTGCTTACCCATTCCCCAAAACTTAACACCTTCGCTCTCTTGACCACGAACAAGGATGGGAACATAAGTACGAAGCTTTGGTTCAAGCTTGCGACCTGTCTTCCACTCTTCTTTATCACCACTCTTCTTGAGTTTGGTTGCAAACTCAACAATTGGATCTGGACGACCAAATGAAGAAGGAGACAAGTAAGTTTTATTGTTCATGTTGTAGTGAAACAACAGTTCAATAAACGGATTCTCTGGGTTGTGAGCATAAGGAACGATGCGAATTACGCACTTTCCTGGTGTTGGCTTCCACAAACTTGTGGACTTTGTTGTAGTGGTCTTGAGGCTATCAAGACGCGATCTGATTTTTGCTAGGTCTAATGACATAATGATTTATTTGTTAATTATTAATTTATTCTGATTGATACTGCCAACCAGATAAGTAGGCAATATGAATTAACAATCGTCATTCGTCAATCTATAAGAAGTGAAATACTTAATCTTTAACTGTTAAATGGGCAATTGTTAATTCAAATATAAGTATAAATCTACGAGGAAAATCCTTGGTTTTTTTACTAATTATATTTGAATATTTTTAACAATTTTGTTGGAGTAATTTTCACTTTTCCATCTCGCGCTGTAATAAAACTGCTACGATATTGTTCCCAAGAAATTTGATAGGACGATGACATTACTCCATTATTTTCTGATTTAATCAACTCATTTAATGCGTTTATAGAGTATAGTATGTTATACTCTTT